CCTTTGGAAAACAGCATCGTGGAAAATCAAGAGGTTGGTGCCCAGGGGCGGAATCGAACCACCGACACTGCGATTTTCAGTCTGTCCCCGAAACGTCCTTAACAAACCTAAACCTTGAGTCCGATCAAGCCTTTAGAGACCCTTCAAGTCCCATTTGTATCAACATGTGTCAAATCTGCGGGGCAAACCTGTGGATTTGATTTCGGACAAAAACGAGGGAAATCAAGGGCTTATAGACAAACGGACACCAATACTCAGGGGGGCGCAGATGTCCCCGTGCAACAAAAGTCCAAAGACTTGCCTTTAGGGTGGTACGCATGATTACCGAACTTACACTTGAAGGTCTGGGCCAGTATCGCGGCTCAGAGCGGTACTTCCGCAAAATGGAACGCATCGAGCGTGACTTTGGCTATGGCGATACAGATGCAGCCAGAGCGATAATTCAGGAGAACATTAGTTCCCTTAGTGAACACATTAAGAGTACGCTAGGTTCTGAAGCATTCTCAGAGAACATTAAGGCCATAGGCTACGAGAAAACTGCTATAGCTACCCTTACCATTGCCTTTAACAAGGTTCGCTTGGTGAGCAACGTAGCTTCTGTGTGTGAAGCTATTGGCAAACAGATCGAGGCCGAGTGCTGGGCTATTGGTTTTCTTAGCGACGACGAAAAGCGGGCCAAGATGATCTTTAAGGGAGCCAAGCGCAAGCACGGCAACCTGAAGTACCGGAAGCAGTCTGTGCGCTCTATGGCCGCTCGTGGTGGCTATAAGCTCAATAACTGGTCAAAGGAGCTTCAGCTAAAGGTTGGTAATTGGCTGCTCAATGCCCTCATGGTATCTGGGTATAACATCTTTACCCTGTGTGATACTGAAGTAGTATACCGCAGGTCGGGTAAGGACTACGTGGAGACCACGAAAGTGCTCTCCCTGACCCCTGAGGCATCCGAGCGGATCGAAGGGATCGCCGCAGCCCTCGCTGAGGCTTGCCCCATGCTCTTTCCGATGGTCGAAAAGCCCGATGTGTGGACCACCATGTATGACGGGGGCTACCGCGAAAAAGCTATCAAGAAGCTGTACCCCTTGGTTCGCACAAGGAGCGGCAACAAGGAGCACAAGGCCCTTCTTGGACACGCAGCCCGCACGGGGCAACTGAAGCCCGTCATGGACGCTGTAAATGCGATACAGGGGGTACCCTTCCGCATCAACACCCGCATCCTTGCCCTTTTGGAGTGGTGTGTGGCTAACCGCATCCAGATTGATGGCCTGCCGAACTTCACCGACTACTCCGAGCCTGATTATCCCGACAACTGGGAGGCTTTGAGCGATGAGGCGAAGCGCATGTGGCGCAAGAAGGGCGCTCAGATCAAGGAGAAGAACATTGGTCTGATCGGGCAACGGGTGGTGTTTAACGCCGACCTTGAGACCGCACGGCTCTTGGCAAATGCCGACACCAACTTCTATGTGCCTCACTATCTCGATTTCCGTGGACGTATCTACGGAATGTCACACTTCAACTTTCAGAGGGGTGACTCGGTTCGTGCCCTCTTCAAGTTCGCTGAGGGCAAGCCGATTGGTGAGGACGGAGCCACTTGGCTCGCCATCCACCTAGCGTCCACAGGCGACTTCGATAAGGTCTCCAAAAAGTCCTTTGACGACCGTCTGGCGTGGGTGAATGCCAACTTCGACCAGATCATGGACACCGCCACGGACCCCAAGGGGATGGTGGATTGGTGGTCTAAGGCTGACAAGCCCTTCCTGTTTGTCGCTGCCTGCATGGAGTACTGCGAGGCCCTCATCGAGGGACCGGACTATGTGTCAACCCTTCCTGTCTCGTTTGATGGCTCGTGCTCAGGTCTCCAGCACCTGTGTGCCATGACCGCATCCGAGGAGGGGCGCTTTGTGAACCTCACGCCCAGCCGTGAGCCTCAGGACGTATACCAAGCCGTTGCAGACTTGGTTCTCGAAAACGTCAAGCGGGATGCCGCCAATGGCAACCCACAGGCTCAGGCGTGGCTGAATTACAAGGTGACCCGCTCCGAGGTCAAACGTGGGGTGATGACTTACTGCTACTCAAGCCGCTCCTTCGGGATGGCTGACCAGATCAACGAGGACCTCATGGTCCCGCTGGCTGACGAGGTGTTGTCAGGTAGGCGTGAGCATCACCCCTTCGGTGAGGGTCAGGGGTACAAGGAGGCATTCTATATGGGCACCCTCTTGTGCAACACCATCGAGCAGTTCATCCATGCTCCTGCCGAGGCTATGGGTTTCCTGCGTAAGGTTGCACTGGGCCTTGCCCATGAGAGCAAGTCGGTGCGGTGGACCACGCCGATGGGTCTCCCTGTAATGTCGTGGTATCCCGATCAGGACCACACACGGATCACGCTCTTCCTGCACGACAAGGGCTTCAAGATTGCCCACAAGGTGAAGGTCGAGACTGACCCCAAGGAGACCGTCCGTAAGGAGAAGTCTGCCAACGGGATTGCACCCAACTTCGTGCACTCGATGGATGCCTGCCATCTGATGATGGTGGTCAACGCTGCTGTTTGTGAGAACATCACACAAATCGCATTAGTTCATGACTCATTCGGTTGCCTAGCGGCTGATGCCACGAGGTGGAATGAGATCATTCGGGAACAGTTCGCACGGCTGTATTCCGACTTTGACGTACTCGGTGAGGTGAGACACCAAGCACTCAAAGACATCACTGAAGCAAACGCTCACCGGATACCCGATGTTCCCGTTCGGGGAACTTTGGACATCAACCAGATAAAGCAAAGCCTATACGCTTTTGCTTAGGAGACGACATGGCTAAAAAGATTATTGTCAAGACACCGATTGGTGTCGCTGCCTACCCCTACCTCACCAGCCCCGATGCAAACGGTCGGTACGCTGACAACAAGTACAAGACCAAGCTGGTGCTTGACCCTAAGTCCTTCGCTAAGTTCAAGGACGAATTTACAACTGCTGTAGGCTCCATTCCGAAGGGTTACAAGCTTCCTTGGAGCCAGAATGAGGACGGCCAGTACGTCCTGAGTGCTAAGTCTAAGTTTCGCCCAAAGCTCACCCTTCCCGATGATCTGGAGTTGGATGAGCACGAGTATGTGGCAGCGGGTTCAACGCTCCGCATTGCGTGTGAAATTTACGACTACGAGAAGGGCTTTGCCCTCCAGCTTCTTGAGGCTCGTGTGTACGACCTGAAGATTGGTGCTGCGGGCGGTAGCTACTTCAACGATGAGGATGAGGATGATGGCTATGACCTCGATGATGAGGTAGTGGCTGAACCCAAGTCAAAGAAGCGTTCCAGTGCGAGCGCGGCCCTCGACCTCTAAGCGGGGGCCTGTACTTTATAAAACCAGATACAGATCAAAACTGGAAGAGAGGGTTGCAGATCAGCTTGAGGCTGAAAGCATCCCTTTCGAGTACGAGTCTGTGAAGTTAAAGTACACGGTACCCGCTCGCAACGCGACATACACCCCCGATTTTGTGATTGATAAGAAAATCTTTATCGAGACCAAAGGGTGGATGCGTAACGCCGCAGAACGCCAGAAGATGATCTTGGTAAAACAGGCTTACCCTGACCTCGACATCCGCATGGTATTTCAGAACGCAAACAATCCAATCTACAAAGGTAGTCAGACGACATACGCCAAGTGGGCCGAAGATCACGGCATCAAGTGGGCGGATGAAGGCAAGATACCGGAGGATTGGCTCATTGAGATGAGAGAAGAACTGAAGGAAATTGAGAATGGTTGAACTTAGAGTAACACCTCAGGCACGTAAGGTACTTTCTCATTTGGAACGGCGTGGCTCTATCAGTCCGATGGAAGCCATTATCACGTACGGAATTACCCGTCTCGCTGCTCGTGTTTTCGAACTTCGTGAGATTGGTATTACTGTCCTTACAACTCTGAAGCGTGACGAGAATGGAAAGCCATACGCTCGTTACACTTTGCAAAAGCATGGAGCACATTGATGCAGGATATTATTTCGTTTCGTTATGACTCGGTTGATTTCGATGATCACGAAACCTCAGTGACGATGACAATCAACGACGAACTGTTCCTTGATCGCATTATGCGGAAGTTTGAAGACTTCATCCGTGCAATCGGCTTTGACTACGTTCGCATGTATGAGACCGAGGATGGCGAGTGGGTGTTCGATAAGAACAATCACCTGAGCTATGCAGCGGCTTGTGACTGCGAGGACGAAGAGTACGACGAGGAGTATGACGAAGAGGAATACGACGAAGAGTACGACGAAGACGAAGAGACGGGCGAAGAAGAGTAAGTAAGGGAATACGGCAATGGGTACATTGATTAAGTCACACCTTCCGTGTCCCTCATGTGGCTCTACAGATGCTCTGTCGATTTATGACAATGGCACCCATTGCTTCTCTTGCGGTGCGTGGTCCAAGGAGGCAAGTGATATTGTGGAAGATACTAAACCAACTACCAATGCGGACTGGGCTGAGGGTGATTGCGCCGCTCTGCCTAATCGTGGACTGACACAGGCTACTTGTGAGTTCTGGGGTTACCAGACAGGTCAGTTCCACAGCGAACCATGTCACATCGCCAACTTTCGAGACATCAAGGGTCGCCTTGTGGCCCAGAAGATTAGACGTAGTGGCAAACGCTTCTCGGTTGTCGGTGACGGCAAGAACATCCCTCTATACGGCATGTGGCTGTGGTCAGGTGGTAAGTCTGTCGTGATCACTGAGGGCGAACTTGATGCCCTGTCGGTGTCACAAGCCTTCGGCAACAAATACCCCGTCCTGAGCCTTCCTCAGGGCGCACAGAGCGCCAAGAAGGTGCTCCAGACGCACTACGAGTATCTCGATGGCTTCGAGAAGATCGTGTTGTGTTTCGATAACGACGAACCCGGCCAGAAGGCTGTGGAGGAGGCTGCTGCGGTACTACCTGCGGGCAAGGTCTTCATCATGCAGCTACCCACCAAGGATGCCAATGACTGCCTCGTGCATCACGGCCCTGAACCGATCACCAAAGCCTACTGGAATGCCCGTGAGTGGCGACCAGACGGCATTGTCTCGGCAAAGGACCTGCGTGAGGAAGTCATCAACCCGATCACAGTCGAGTCCGTTCCATACCCCTATTCGGGTCTGAACGAGAAACTCGGTGGCATTCGGATTGGCGAGCTTGTGACCATCACGGCTGGCTCAGGTGTCGGTAAGTCAACCCTCGTGCGTGAACTGATCTATGACCTTGCAGTACGCAAGAAGCTTCCTGTGGGCGTTATGGCGCTTGAAGAGAGCAACAAGCGCACGATGGAAGGTCTCATCACCATTCACATAAACCAGAATATTGTCATAAGTCGGGAGTTGGTCAGTACCGAAGTTATTGCCAAGGCATTTGACGAGGTAGCACTGCCTAATCTATACCTGTTTGATCATTTTGGTTCTACCGATGTGGAGAACATCCTGAACCGTGTTCGTTACATGGCAAAAGCATTAGGAGTGAAGTATGTGGTTATTGATCATCTTAGTATTCTGGTATCTGGCCTCACTGGGGGAGACGAACGAAAGCTGATTGATGTCGCCATGACAAAGCTTCGGACCCTCGTGTCTGAGCTTAACATTGCGATGATCGTTGTCAGCCATTTGAAGCGCCCTGAGGGCAACAAGGGACATGAAGACGGGGCTGAGGTTCACCTTGGTCAACTTCGTGGCTCACACAGCATCGCACAGTTGTCTGATGCCGTGATTGGCCTTCAGCGCGATGGTGAGAACCCCACTGAGGGACACATCGAGGTAATCGTCCTCAAGAACCGCTGGTCTGGTGACCGTGGTCCTGCGGGCCTCCTTAGTTACAGTCGTGAGACTGGTCGTTTATCGGAGAGCATGTTTTGACCCGAAAGCAAGTCACAATGATTGATCCACCATCTGGTTGGAAATATGGGTTTCCCAAAGTGTTACCTAAGGAAGCTCAAGGGAGAAACCTTGAGTGGCTTGTCGAGAACGGTTACCCGCAATCTGAGATCGACAAGATGAAGGACCATTTTTACGTGCGCTATTGGATAGAGGAGGTTGACGAGGAGAATGAGGTTAGCATTTGATATTGAAGCAAACGGTTTCTTGGGAAACGCTACTAAGGTTTACTGTGTTGTTGCTTACGATGTGGATACTGATCAGGAATGGGTATTTGGCCCTAATGATCGTGACAAGGCCATAGAGCTACTGCTCAAGGCTGAGGCCCTCATCGGGCACAACATCATCCAGTACGACATCCCTGTGTTGGAGAAGCTATGGGGCATCACGCTGGATGTCACTCTTTACGATACTCTCGTCCTTGCAAGGCTCATCTACAGCAACCTGAAAGAGACCGATGCCGAGTTGGTCAAGGCTGGTCGCTTGGATCAAAAGCTGTGGGGATCAAATAGCCTGAAGGCATGGGGTCAACGCATCGGCGAACACAAATCAGACTACGAAGGTGGTTTTGAGGAGTGGAGCGAAGCGATGCAGGACTATTGCGTTCAAGACGTTCACACCCTCGTCAAGCTATGGAGGTTTCTTCGGCTCGGAGAGTACTCAGCCGCTGCCGTCCAGCTTGAGACGGACATCGCCAAAGCCTGCTTCCACATTGAGACCCACGGATGGACCTTCGACAAGGAGCGAGCCATCGACCTCTATGGACGACTCACCGCCCGCAGAGACGAACTTAGCCGAGAACTCATCGACAAGTTCGGTACGTGGGAAGAGGTCGATAAAGTCCTGATACCAAAACGCGACAATAAGACCCGTGGGTACACCAAGGGTGTTCCGGTTACCAAGTACAAGACCGTCGAGTTCAACCCCAACTCGCGTCACCACATCGAAAAGAAGCTGAGGGAACTCGGTTGGAAGCCTGAGGTGTTCACGGATGGTGGCAAGGCCAAGTTGGATGAAGCGATCCTTGAGCGGATTGACATCCCCCAAGCCAAGCTACTGGTCGAGCACTTCATGGTCGTTAAGCGTCTCTCTCAGTTGGCAGATGGTGACGAAGGCTGGATGAAGGCGTTGGATGCCAACAACCGCATCCACGGTCGCTACAACACGATGGGGACGGTCACAGGCCGTGCTAGCCACTACAGCCCCAACATCGGGCAGGTACCAGCCAACAAGAAACCCTTTGGGCATGAGTGCCGCGAGCTATTCACGGTGCCCGCTGGGTGGTCCCTTGTGGGTGCCGATATGTCCGGTTTGGAGCTTCGGTGCCTTGCCCACTACATGTCGTTTTATGACAACGGGGCCTATGCCGATGTGGTCCTGAACGGTGACGTACACACAGAGAACCAGAAGGCCGCTGGCTTGCCCACACGGGACAACGCCAAGACCTTCATCTATGCGTTCTTGTATGGCGCTGGGGATGCCAAGATCGGCAAGATTGTGAACGGTACCGCCAAGGACGGAGCCAAGCTGAAGGACACCTTCATGCGGACGCTTCCTGCCCTGAAGCGGCTACGGGACACAGTGGGACAAGCGAGTTCGAAGGGATACCTTAAGGGTCTCGACGGTCGGCGCATCCCAGTACGTTCCAGCCACGCTGCCTTGAATAGCCTCCTACAGTCGTGTGGGGCCGTCCTGTGTAAGCAGTGGGTGGTGGATGTCTATCAGAGCCTGAGCGACATCTATGTTCCCGGATATGACGGTGATTTCGTCATCTGCGGGTGGATACACGACGAGGTTCAAGTAGCTTGTCGTTCTGAACTGGCCCAAGCAGTCGGCCAGAGAATTGTGAAGTGTGCGACTAATGCAGGAAGTAATTACGGATTTAAGGTCAGACTCGACTCCGAGTACAAGGTCGGAAGAAGCTGGTCAGAAACTCACTGAGAACCGACTATTAGTTGTCTTGTTTAATGCGTGGCGATTGCCCTTCTCGCTACAATCAGATTTCGCAAGGGCCTTTGCCATTGAGGTAGCTGCTGCTGCTTCAGATGGTCTT